GATGCCAGTGCAACCAGTCCGGCACCTGCAGAGGTGGTGCTGACTGTCCTGAGCCGCGAAGGCGATGGAACAGCAGAAAAAGACCTGCTGGACGTGGTGGAAAAAGCTCTGAACAGTGAGAACGTCCGCCCGGTGGCTGACCGTCTTACGGTTCGCAGCGCAGAAATCATCCCGTACCGGGTGGAAGCCACTATTTTTCTCTATCCGGGACCGGAAGCAGAGCCGGTAATGGCAGCGGCAAAAGCCAGCCTGCAGAAGTACATCGCCAGTCAGACGCGTCTTGGTCGGGATATTCGCCGTAGCGCCATCTTTGCCGCCCTGCATGTTGAGGGTGTGCAGCGTGTGGAGCTGGCTTCTCCTCTGGCGGATATGGTCCTGAACAAAACACAGGCGGCATCATGTACGCAGTGGAGCGTAACCAACGGAGGAACGGATGAATAGTCTGCTGCCACCGGGTTCAACACCACTGGAGCGCCGATTGGCGCAAACCTGCAGCGGGATTTCTGATCTGCAGGTGCCGCTTCGTGACTTGTGGAATCCGGCAACCTGTCCGGTCAGTTTCCTGCCTTATCTCGCCTGGGCGTTCTCTGTGGATCGCTGGGACGAGGGCTGGACAGAAAGCGTCAAGCGCCAGGTGGTGAAGGATGCTTTTTATATTCATCAGCATAAAGGGACCACCAGTGCCGTGCGGCGGGTGGTGGAGCCGTTCGGCTTTTTGATCCACATTATTGAGTGGTGGCAGACCGGAGAGGCACCGGGCACGTTTCGCCTGGATATCGGCGTGCAGGACCAGGGCATCACTGAAGATACCTATCTGGAACTTGAGCGACTGATAAGCGATGCCAAACCATGTAGCCGCCACATGATCGGCATGTCCATCAATCTGCAGACCAGCGGCCCGCATTGGGTGGGAGCCGCCAGCTATCTTGGCGAAGAAATCACGATCTATCCGTATATCAACGAAACGATTATTTCCGGTGGCACCGCGCATGAAGGCGGGGCGGTCCATGTTATTGACACAATGAGAGTGAATCCATGAGCACAAAATTTTATACCCTGCTGACGGATATTGGCGCGGCAAAACTTGCCAGCGCCGCCGCGCTCGGTGTGCCGCTAAAAATTACCCATATGGCGGTGGGCGATGGCGGCGGAGTATTGCCAACGCCGGACGCAAAGCAGACGGCACTGGTAAATGAGAAACGCCGGGCTGCGCTGAATATGCTTTATATCGACCCGCAGAACAGTAGCCAGATTATTGCTGAACAGGTGATCCCTGAAAACGAGGGCGGTTGGTGGATACGTGAAGTGGGCCTGTTTGATGAGTCCGGGGCATTGATTGCCGTGGGAAACTGCCCGGAAAGCTATAAGCCGCAACTGGCTGAAGGCAGCGGGCGTACCCAGACCGTGCGCATGGTGCTGATTACCAGCAGCACGGACAATATCACCCTGAAAATCGACCCTGCCGTAGTGCTGGCAACCCGCAAGTATGTGGATGATAAGGTACTGGAGCTGAAGGTGTACGTGGATGACCTGATGGCAAAACATCTTGCCGCACCGGACCCGCATTCACAGTATGCACAGAAAGAAAGTCCTACGTTTACCGGGACACCCAAAGCGCCAACGCCAGCGGCGGGGAATAACACCACGCAGGTTGCGACCACCGCGTTTGTTCAGGCTGCACTGACGGCTATTATTAATGGTGCGCCAGCCACGCTGGACACGCTGAAAGAAATAGCCGTAGCCATTAACAATGATCCGAAATTCAGTACCACCATTAATAATGCGCTGGCACTGAAAGCGCCGCTGTTGAGTCCGGCACTCACCGGAACGCCAACAGCCCCCACGGCGGCGCAGTCGGTCAACAATACACAGATTGCCACTACGGCTTTTGTGAAATCGGCGATTGCGGCAATGGTGGGTTCTGCACCTGCGGCACTGGATACACTGAACGAACTGGCGGCGGCGCTGGGGAATGACCCGAACTTTGCCACGACAATGCTTAATGCACTGGCAGGTAAACAACCGCTGGACAATACGCTGACTAATTTGAGTGGAAAGGATGTAGCGGGTCTTCTCGCATACCTTGGTTTGGGAGAAGGTTCGGCATTACCCGTTGGTGTGCCTGTTCCGTGGCCTTCCGCCACTCCGCCAACAGGCTGGCTGAAATGCAATGGTGCGGCTTTTTCTGCTGAAGAATACCCGGAACTGGCAAAGGTTTACCCGACAAATAAATTGCCTGATTTACGCGGTGAATTTATTCGTGGCTGGGATGACGGACGTGGAGTGGATGCCGGGCGACAATTATTATCTTCACAGGGGGATGCAATAAGAAATATTGAGGGATTCGCAGATGGCGGGATCGGTATGTCTTTTGATGCAATCAGAGGGGCTTTTTATGATGCAGGAACACGATCTGCGAGAATGCCGAATAACACAACTGATATAGGCAAAACCGATGACCTTGGATTCGACGCCTCTCGTGTCGTGCCAACAGCTAATGAAAACCGTCCACGTAACATCGCCTTTAATTATATTGTGAGGGCTGCATAATGAAACCTGTTTTTGATGAAAATGGGCTGGCTACAGTGCCGGGTGATATGCGTTGTTATTATTATGATGCAGTAACGTCTGAATATACGGGCTGGTCTGATGAATATATTAATACTGGCGTAAGTATGCCCGCTTGTTCCACTGGTATTGACCCGGGCGAATACATTCCGGGAAGAGTGGCAGTATTTACGGGTAAGGGATGGAGCCATGAAGAAGACCATCGCAATGAGACCGTTTACTCAACTGAAAATGGCGCAGCTGTTACAGTGGATTATATCGGTGCCATCAAAGACGGTTATGTCACGCTTTCACCGTTAACGCCATACGATAAATGGGATGGTGAGAAATGGGTGACGGATACCGAGGCACAGCATAGCGCCGCAGTAGAAGCTGCAGAAGCACAGCGCCAGTCGCTGATTGATGCTGCAATGGCTTCCATCAGTCTGATTCAACTGAAATTACAGGCCGGGCGGAAGCTGACGCAGCCAGAAAACACCCGACTTAACGCTGTGCTGGATTATATTGACGCGGTAACGGCAACAGATACCAGCACAGCGCCGGACGTCATCTGGCCTGAACTGCCGGAGGCGTAGGCCATTCAATATCTGGCGCACCGGAAGTATCGACCAGTTCCAGTGCGTCCAGATAATCCAGCCACAAATTATATTGCGCCAGTTCCTCACCTTTCAGGCGACCAATCGCCGCTTTACCAGGCCATTGCTTACTGTTTATGTATTCGTTGACCTGATTAATCAATTGCTGCTTTTCCAGTTCGGCTGCGGCAATTTGTTCCTCATGAGTTGGCGGTGGAATATCAATCCATGCAGGCATTCCGTCGATGACACCTCTGTATTTTCCTTCTGGTGCTTCCTTCATAAATTCGGCGGCAACAGTGTCGTCAATTTCGATTCCATCATCGGGCCATTCGCCGGATTCCTGATAAGCGATTTTAAGCTCCACAGGGAAAAACGCATTTTTATCGGCGCTGAAAATATATTTCTGCATTTCTACCGTCCTATCGAAATATAACTGAATCTGTATTGCTGTGAGATATCACTGGTTGCCACACGCCACGCTGAATTACTGATATGTTCAAAATTTACAGACAAAACCTGCGGAGCAGGAATCGACGGGTCTGACTGAACGTTATCAGACATAACACTGACTGAAACCATCGGCTGATTAGGGAATGGTATAGGGAAGTGTCCACTGATAAAGCGGGTCGTGTTTCCTGAAAAAGTGCCAAACTGAACAATATATCCACCTGGTAGCCTGAACCATCCCGAACCAGAAGCGAATGCTCCCATATCCGGTATCTGATTATCTCCTGTGCCCACATTCCGTTTTGCCGCTTCTCCCAAACCAAGGTATGCGAGAATGCAGAGATAACGGCTAACTGGCATCATCTCCGGTTTTTATTCAGGGGGATGATCATGCTTATTGGCTATGTACGCGTGTCAACAAATGACCAGAACACCGATTTGCAACGCAATGCACTGAGCTGTGCGGGATGTGAGCGGATTTTTGAGGATAAAATCAGTGGCACCAAGTCCGACAGACCGGGGCTGAAAAAGCTGCTCAGGACACTATCGGCAGGAGACACGCTGGTTGTCTGGAAGCTGGACAGACTGGGGCGCAGTATGCGGCATCTTGTTACGCTGATAGAAGAGCTGCGCCAGCGTGGCGTGAATTTCCGAAGCCTGACTGACAGTATTGATACCAGCACCCCAATGGGCCGTTTCTTTTTTCATGTCATGGGTGCCCTGGCTGAAATGGAACGCGAACTGATAGTTGAACGTACCAGGGCGGGGCTGGCTGCAGCTCGTGCTAAAGGCAGAGTAGGTGGACGCCGTCCTAAGTTGACCAGCGAACAGTGGGCACAGATTGGGCGTTTACTCGAGGCCGGAGAATCAAGACAGCGTATTGCACTGATTTTTGATGTAGGCGTTTCTACCATTTATCGAAAATTTCCGGCAAATAAGAACAATAAATCTCCCTGAATCAGCTTTATTTTGATTATCCCTGAAAGCAGACAAATACCGTCATTTTGTGTGAATAACGGTACAACTGCGCTTAGCTGTTTGTCAGGCACAATCACTTCAACATAGGGCGAAGCCTAATCCAATCAGGAGGTTCGCCACTATGGCTCAGGATTACCACCACGGGGTGCGCGTTGTTGAAGTCAACGAAGGCACCCGATCCATTACCACGGTGAGCACCGCCATCGTGGGTATGGTCTGCACGGGCGATGATGCCGATGCAAAAATGTTTCCTCTTAATAAACCCGTGCTGATCACTGATGTGCTGACTGCCAGCGGTAAAGCGGGTGAGTCAGGCACGCTGGCCCGTTCGCTGGATGCCATCGCTGACCAGGCAAAACCCGTGACCGTTGTTGTGCGTGTGCCGCAGGGTGAAACGGAAGAAGAAACCACGACCAATATCATCGGCGCAGTGACCGCTGAAGGTAAAAAAACAGGCATGAAAGCCCTGTTATCTGCCCAGTCACAGCTTGGCGTTAAACCGCGCATTCTCGGCGTGCCAGGCCACGACACCAAGGCGGTAGCTACTGAGTTGCTGAGCGTGGCGCAAAGCCTGCGTGGATTTGCTTACCTGTCAGCGTATGGCTGCAAGACGGTACAGGAGGCGATCACTTACCGTGAAAACTTCAGCCAGCGCGAAGGGATGCTGATCTGGCCTGACTTTACTGGCTGGGACACTGTGCTGAATGCCGAAGCAACGGCATATGCCACCGCCCGTGCGCTTGGTCTGCGCGCCAAAATTGACGAGCAGACCGGATGGCACAAAAGCCTGTCCAACGTGGGCGTGAACGGTGTCACCGGAATTTCTGCTGATGTGTTCTGGGATCTGCAGGACCCGGCAACCGATGCGGGACTGCTGAACCAGAACGACGTCACCACGCTTGTGCGTAAAGACGGTTTCCGCTTCTGGGGTTCCCGCTGCCTGAGTGATGACCCGCTCTTTGCCTTCGAAAACTACACCCGCACGGCGCAGGTGCTGACGGACACGATGGCAGAAGCGCACATGTGGGCGGTGGATAAACCGCTGAATCCGTCGCTGGCCCGCGACATTATCGAGGGTATCCGCGCCAAAATGCGCAGCCTGGTCAGTCAGGGCTATCTCATTGGTGGTGATTGCTGGCTGGATGAGTCGGTGAACGACAAAGACACGCTGAAAGCCGGAAAACTCACCATCGACTACGACTACACGCCAGTGCCGCCACTTGAAAACCTGATGCTGCGTCAGCGCATCACCGATCAGTACCTGGTGAATTTCTCCAGCCAGGTCAGCGCGTAAGGGGACAACATGGCTTTACCACGCAAATTAAAACACCTGAACCTGTTTAATGACGGGAACAACTGGCAGGGGATCGTTGAGTCGCTGACGCTGCCGAAATTTACCCGCAAATATGAGAAGTATCGCGGCGGCGGAATGCCGGGTGCAGTGGATGTGGATCTGGGGCTGGATGACGGCGCACTGGATACGGAATTTTCCATTGGTGGTACTGAGCTGCTGCTGTTTAAGCAGATGGGCAAAGCCACGGTGGATGGCATCCAGCTGCGCTTTACCGGCTCTATTCAGCGTGATGATACCGGGGAAGTGCAGGCCGTGGAGCTTGTGGTGCGTGGACGTCACAAAGAAGTGGATTCCGGCGAGTGGAAGACGGGCGAAAGCAACACCACCAAAGTGACCAGTACCAACAGCTACGCGAAGCTGACCATCAATGGTGAGGTGCTCTATGAAGTGGACCTGATCAACATGGTGGAAATTGTGGACGGTGTGGACCTGATGGAAGCGCACCGTAACGCCCTCGGCCTCTGATGTATCTGAACGGCGTGGGATACCGCGCCAGAACCCAATTTACAGGACAGCAAAATGAGCGATAAGAAGACTGAAAAGACCATTCAACTGGATACTCCCATCAAGCGCGGAAAAACGGAAATCACCGAAATTGTGCTGCGTAAACCGCAGTCCGGTGCGCTGCGCGGTACACGCCTGCAGGCCATTATGGATATGGATGTGAACGCGATGATGACCGTGATCCCCCGCATCTCCAGCCCGGCACTGACTGCACAGGAAATTGCAGAGATGGACCCGGCAGATCTCACTGCCATGTCGGTTGAGGTTGTCACTTTTTTGTTGAAGAAGTCGGTGCTTGCCGGTTTACCGACAGCCTGACGGTTGACGATCTGGTGGCAGATATCGCCACCATTTTTCACTGGCCGCCATCCGTTACTGACGTTATGCCGCTGACCGAAGTGCTGGAATGGCGGTATAAAGCGATTCAGAGAAGCGGGGCCAACGATGAGTGATAACAACCTGCGTCTGCAGGTCATTCTTAATGCGGTTGACAAGCTCACCCGCCCATTTCGATCTGCGCAGGCCAGTTCAAGAGAACTGGCTGCTGCTGTCAAAAAATCCCGCGATGCAATAAAGCAGCTTGATCAGGCCGGGAGCAGTCTGGACAGCTTCCGAAAGCTGCAGGCAGAAAATCAGAAATTAGGCGACAGGCTGAACTATGCCCGCCAGCGTGCAAATTTGCTCAGTCAGGAACTGGGAGCGATGGGGCCGCCTTCGCAACGTCAGGTTGTTGCTCTGGGCCGTCAACGGCTGGCTGTTCAGCGCCTGGAAGAACGCCAGAAAAAGCTGCAGCAGCAGACGGCGCTTGTGCGTGCTGAACTGTACCGGGCGGGAATTTCTGCGAAAGATGATGCGGGAGCAACTGCCCGTTTAGCCCGTGAAACATCACGTTATAACCAGGAACTGTCGAAACAGGAGGCGCGGCTGAAGCGACTGGGGGAAGCTCAGCGCAGGATGAATGTGGCGCGTGCCAGTTATGCCCGTTCGCTGGAGGTGCGCGATCGCATCGCAGGAGCCGGAGCCACCACCACGGCGGCAGGGCTGGCAATGGGGACGCCAGTGATGGCGGCAGTAAAAAGCTATACCAGCATGGAAGATGCCATGAAAGGTGTGGCAAAGCAGGTCAATGGTCTGCGTGACGATAATGGCAACCGCACTGCACGTTTTTATGAAATGCAGGATGCCATCAAGGCTGCCAGCGAACAGTTGCCGATGGAAAACGGTGCGGTAGACTTCGCTGCACTGGTTGAAGGTGGTGCGCGCATGAACGTCGCAAACCCTGACGACAGCTGGGAAGACCAGAAACGTGACCTGCTGGCCTTCGCCAGTACGGCAGCAAAGGCGGCAACAGCCTTTGAGCTGCCAGCGGATGAACTGTCAGAAAGTCTGGGGAAAATCGCCCAGCTCTACAAAATCCCTACCCGCAATATTGAACAGCTCGGTGATGCGCTGAACTATCTGGATGATAACGCCATGTCGAAAGGGGCAGACATTATTGATGTCATGCAACGTCTGGGCGGTGTGGCTGACCGTCTGGATTATCGTAAAGCGGCGGCGCTGGGTTCCACCTTTCTGACACTGGGCGCTGCGCCGGAGGTTGCAGCCAGTGCAGCAAACGCGATGGTGCGTGAATTGTCCATTGCCACCATGCAAAGCAAGAGTTTCTTTGAAGGGATGAATCTGCTGAAACTCAATCCTGAAGTTATTGAAAAGCAGATGACGAAGGATGCGATGGGAACTATCCAGCGTGTGCTGGAGAAGGTGAACGCACTGCCGCAGGACAAGCGTCTGTCTGCCATGACCATGTTGTTTGGTAAAGAGTTTGGCGATGACGCGGCGAAACTGGCAAACAACCTGCCGGAACTGCAGCGCCAGCTAAAACTGACAGCGGGCAATGATGCGCTCGGCTCCATGCAGAAAGAATCCGACATTAACAAGGACTCACTTTCTGCGCAGTGGTTGCTGGTCAAAACCGGAGCGCAGAACACCTTCAGCAGCCTGGGCGAAACGCTGCGCCAGCCGCTGATGGATATTCTGTACATGGTGAAAAGCGTCACGGGAGCATCGCGTCGTTGGGTGGAAGCTAACCCGGAACTGACGGGCACACTGATGAAAGTAGCCGCTGTGGTGGCTGCCGTTACCGTGGGCCTCGGCACCTTAGCGGTGGCGCTGGCTGCAGTGCTGGGGCCGCTGGCAGTCATCCGTCTGGGGTTCTCTGTGCTGGGTATCAAAACGTTACCTTCCGTTACGGCAGCAGTAACCCGAACTAGCAGCGCGTTGTCCTGGCTGGCTGGCGCACCACTGGCACTGCTGCGACGCGGGCTTGCTTCATCGGGCAACGCTGCGGGTTTACTTACTGCGCCGTTGTCGTCTTTGCGCCGCACGGCATCACTGACGGGGAATGTCCTGAAAACTGTAGCAGGTGCGCCGGTTGCACTTTTGCGGTCTGGATTATCCGGTTTACGTGCTGTTGCTGTGATGTTTATGAATCCACTGGCAGCACTACGCGGTGGGCTGGCTGCCGCAGGCGCGGTGCTGCGTGTGCTCGCATCCGGCCCGCTGGCGATGTTGCGCATTGCCCTGTATGCCGTATCTGGTCTGTTAGGTGCTCTGCTCAGTCCGATAGGTCTTGTGGTTACTGCACTGGCGGGCGTGGCGCTGGTTGTCTGGAAATACTGGCAACCCATCACCGCATTTCTCGGTGGCGTGGTGGAAGGATTCAAAGCGGCGGCAGGTCCCATCAGTGCAGCATTCGAACCACTTAAGCCTGTGTTTCAGTGGATTGGCGACAAAGTGCAGGCGTTGTGGGGCTGGTTTACTGATCTGCTGACGCCCGTTAAGTCGACCTCTGCCGAACTGCAGAGCGCAGCGGCAATGGGGCGACGATTCGGGGAGGCACTGGCGGAAGGGCTGAATATGGTCATGCATCCGCTGGACTCCCTGAAATCCGGCGTTTCCTGGTTGCTGGAGAAACTCGGTATTGTCAGTAAAGAGGCTGCAAAGGCGAAACTGCCGGAAAGCGTGACGCGTCAGCAACCTGCGACGGTGAATGCAGACGGTAAAGTGATGATGCCATCAGGTGGTTTCCCATCATGGGGATATGGTTTTGCGGGGATGTATGACAGCGGTGGGTATATCCCGCGCGGGCAGTTTGGCATTGTCGGTGAAAACGGGCCTGAAATTGTCAACGGCCCGGCAAACGTGACCAGCCGGAGAAATACAGCTGCACTGGCTGCCGTTGTTGCCGGAATGATGGGTGTTGCTGCCGCGCCAGCAGAGCTTCCACCGTTGCACCCTTTGGCATTTCCCGCGAAAGGCGGTGAAGCGATGGTGAGTCGCGCAGCCACTGTGTCGCCCGTTCAACGGATTGAGGCACCGACGCAGATCATCATTCAGACGCAGCCAGGACAAAGTGTGCAGGATATTGCGCGGGAGGTGGCCCGCCAGCTTGATGAACGTGAACGCAGGCTGAAGGCAAAAGCCAGGAGTAACTACAGCGATCAGGGGGGATACGACGCATGATGATGGTGCTGGGATTGTACGTGTTTATGCTGCGCACTGTGCCGTATCAGGAACTGCTGTATCAACGCAGCTGGCGACATGCGGCAAACAGCCGGGTCAACCGACGTCCATCCACGCAGTTTCTGGGACCGGACAACGACATGCTGACGCTTTCTGGTGTTCTTATGCCGGAGATAACGGGCGGCAGACTGTCGTTGCTGGCTCTGGAGCAGATGGCAGAACAGGGAAAAGCATGGCCCCTGATTGAAGGCAGCGGCACGATTTACGGCATGTATGTGATTGAGGGACTGAATCAGACTAAAACGGAGTTTTTCCGCGATGGTATGCCGCGCCGGATTGAGTTCACCCTGTCGCTCAAACGGGTGGATGAATCCCTGTCCGATATGTTCGGTGATCTCAGTGCGCAGCTGAATAATTTGCAGGATACGGTAACGTCTGCCTTAAGCGATATCAGTAAAACGGTGGGAGGGCTGCTGTCGTGAATTTCAGCTCTGAACTGCTTAACAAAGGCAACAAAACTCCCGCATTCAGCATCAGTATTGAGGGGAAGGATATCACCACTGTGCTGGATAACCGCCTGATGAGTCTGACGCTGACGGACAATCGGGGCTTTGAAGCAGACCAGCTTGATTTGGAGCTGGACGACGCCGACGGAAAAATCGTGCTGCCGCGCCGTGGGGCTGTCATTACGCTGGCGTTGGGCTGGAAGGGGCAGCCGCTTTTCCCGAAAGGAGCATTCACGGTGGACGAGATTGAACACACTGGCGCACCGGACCGCCTGACTATCCGGGCGCGAAGTGCTGATTTTCGTGAAACCCTGAATACCCGCCGTGAAAAATCGTGGCACAAGACCACCGTTGGGGAAGTGGTGAAGGAAATAGCTGCGCGGCACAAACTGAAGATGGCATTGGGTGAAGACCTGTCGGATAAACCCGTGGAGCATATAGACCAGACCAATGAGAGTGACGGCAGTTTTCTGATGCGGCTGGCGCGCCAGTACGGTGCTATTGCGTCGGTGAAAAATGGCAATCTGTTATTCATCCGGCAGGGACAGGGTAAAAGCGCCAGCGGTAAACCACTGCCGGTGATCACTATCACACGGAAGGACGGCGACAGTCACCGCTTTACCCTGGCAGATCGCGGAGCCTACACGGGCGTAATTGCCAGCTGGTTGCATACCCGCGAACCCGCGAAGAAAGAAAGCACCACGGTGAAGCGTAAGCGCAGGACTAAGAAGCAGAAGAAAGAGCCGGAAGCGAAGCAGGGCGATTACCTGGTGGGGACGGATGAAAACGTGCTGGTACTTAATCGCACTTATGCCAACCGGAGCAACGCCGAACGAGCGGCGAAAATGCAGTGGGAACGCTTGCAACGCGGCGTTGCGTCATTCTCGCTACAACTGGCGGAAGGTCGGGCAGATCTCTACACGGAAATGCCTGTGAAGGTCAGTGGCTTTAAACAGCCGATAGATGATGCGGAATGGACCATTACCACCCTGACACATACTGTCAGCCCGGATAATGGTTTTACGACCAGTCTGGAGCTTGAAGTGAGGATTGATGATTTCGAAATGGAATGATTCTTCGCAATGGAGAACTTTTAAGTTTGCAAAATGGAATAATGCGGTATCATTATTGTGAATTTAGCAAAAATGGGGAGAGCTCGAAAAATGATGATTTGCCCACTGTGTGGAAGTGCCGCCCATACTCGCAGCAGTTTTCAGGTATCTTCATTGACCAAAGAGCGTTACAACCAGTGCCAGAACATTAACTGCAGCCATACTTTTGTTACCCATGAAACTTTTGTTCGTTCGATTGCAACGCCAAAAGAGTCAAATCCGGTTCAGCCGCATCC